TCGAAGCCATCAACCCCGACTACATTCAGATAGAGAATGTCGAAGAGTTTATGTGTTGGGGCGAACTCGACGAGAACGGTCATCCTATCTCGAAAGACCAAGGCAGCAGCTACATGCGCTGGGTGCGCAACGTGCGCGCCTATGGCTATGACTTCGACTGGCGCATCCTCAACGCTGCCGACTATGGCGCTTACACATCACGCCGTCGTTTCTTCGGTCAGTTCGCGCGCAAGGGTTTTCCTATCGCTTTCCCTGAACAGACCTACGCTAAGAATGGCGACGGCTCAGTATGTAACGATGGTGTCGCTACAAAATCGCTCTTCCCAAATCAGTACAAGAAATGGAAGCCAGTACGCGAAGTTCTCGACTTCTCCGACGAAGGTGAGTCTATCTTCATGCGTAAGAAGCCGCTCGTGGAAAAGACACTGGAGCGTATCTATGCAGGACTCATAAAATTCGTGGCTGGTGGTAAGGATGCTTTCATCGTCAAATACAACTCCATGAACAGAGGTGGCCATTACGTCGCTCCCTCTGTTGACGAGCCGTGTCCTACCGTCGCCTGTCAGAACCGTCTCGGAATGGCACAGGTGCATTTCCTCTCAAAGTATTACGGTGGCAAAGACCACAACGAATCTCTGGAGGAACCTGCTGGAACGGTCACCACCAAAGACCATCATGCTTTCGTCACTGCCTACTATGGCAACGGCTTCAACTCTTCCATCGAAGAGCCGTGTCCTACCATCACGACGAAAGACCGTATTTCAAAGGTCACAACGTGCTTCCTCGACAACCAGTATGGCAACGGCACTCCGTCATCTGCCGACGCGCCCTGTCCGACCATACCAACGAATCCCAAGCAGGCCCTCGTAGAGGTGAAGCCGTTGGTAATGAATACCAACTTCCATAATGTAGGCAGTTCCGTAGAGGAACCGGCACAGGTAATCACGGCCAATCGCAAGTGGCATTACCTAATGAATCCTCAGTTTATGTCGAAGGGTGGCTCCGTCGATGACCCTTGCTTCACGCTCATTGCCCGCATGGATAAGATGCCGCCGTATCTCGTACAAGCCACCGTTCCTGATGGTTCTCCATCTGGAAAGCCTGCTCTCGCTATCGCCGTCTATGAGTCCGACTCAGAAATGACCAAGCGCATAAAGGAGTTTATGGCCCTCTATGGCATCATCGACATCAAAATGAGGATGCTCAAAATCCCTGAACTCAAAAAGATCATGGGCTTCCCAGAAGATTATGTCCTCGTCGGCACTCAGGCAGAACAGAAGAAATTCATCGGCAATGCCGTCGAAGTAAACATGTCTCGCGTCCTCTGCGAAGCGCTCTGTCAGAAACTCTCTAAACAAAATCTCATAGCATCATGAAAAAGAAATTCCAAATGTGTGTCCTCATTTCACTCTATGGGGACAACAAGCTACAGCGACTTCGTGAGCATGTCTTCTCAGACCCTCACTTTGTAGGCTTCAACTACTATCAGTGTTATCGTGTGTTCTTCGTTTTTGACGAAGACGAAGATTATGTTGGCTTCTTTGAGACGCTGAAATTCAAACTCTCTATGGGAAGAAAATCGGCAACCGTCACTCTTCTCGCATTGGTGAAGGGAGAAAACCAGAACTTCTGCTTCAATCTCGCCTACTCTGAGTATTTGCAAGACAAATCATTGTTCCCTGGAACTGATGACTATAAAACTCCTGTGTAATAAAACGTAGATAAGATTATGGCAAAGACATTGGAACAGATTAAGGCATCTGGCCTTGCGTCGGATATTCAAGAGTTTATATGCGAGCGCCCTGATTGTAACAATATGACAGTAGAGGACTTCGTATACTACCTGCTTGATTTTGCACAAGGAAAGGAGGACTGACGATGGAACAACCTTTAATGCTACAGAGCAGTTGTGTTGACTGCAAACACTATGATGGTTTTGGCCAGTGCTTAGAACACGGCAATAACTTAGTTGAGAATTGTAAAGATTACAAGGAGGTCTGATTATGAATGTAGTTATCCCTAAGAACGTCTGGCTGTCATCGCAACTGTCAATCGCTCGCTACTATGGCGGTTGCACAGTCGATGGCCACCAGTACACCGTCGTCGCAGGCTCAGAAGACCTCGTGCGAAACGACTGGCTACCCATCTATCGCCGCGTCGGTCCAAAGAAAACTGTCGAACTGGCCGCTCGTGGCCTCACTCCCAAAGAGGCTAAATCAGAATGTACTGTGCGACGTGGTTCTGCCACGTCGTCTTCCGAACTATCAATGTTTGACGAATCATGAAGACTCCTATCACTTACTATGGTGGCAAACAGCAGATGGCAAAGACCATCATCGCTATGATGCCAAAGCACAAAATCTATTGTGAGCCGTTCTTTGGTGGTGGAGCTGTCTTCTTCGCCAAAGGGCCGTCATTCCTGGAGGCTATCAACGACAAGAACGAGCTGCTTGTAACCTTCTACCAGCAATGCGTCGATAACTTCGATGCGCTGCAGCACAAAATTCAGAATACGCTTCATGCTGAGTCTGAGTATATCAAGGCGAAGAGGATTTACAACAGCCCGAAGTCTCATAAGAAAATCGATATCGCTTGGGCGGTGTGGATGGTGACGAATATGTCGGTGATGGCTACGCCTCGTGGTGGCTGGAAGCGTGACAACGGCACAGGTGGTTCTCATGTCGGCGTATCAATGGAACGGCATCGTGCAAACTTCACAAGCCGTATCTACGACCGACTGAAACATGTCCAAATATCATGCCACGACGCACTCACTGTTATTCGCGAACGTGACACGCCTGAGACGTTCTTCTATCTCGACCCACCGTATATCAACTGCGACCAGAAGCATTACAATGGTTACGGGAAGGATGAATTTTGCGAACTGCTGTCTCTGCTGACAACTATTCAAGGCAAGTTCATCCTTTCTAATTTCTGGTCTGATGAACTCTCCGCTTTCGTTGATCGTGAAGGATGGAACTTTCAGGTCTTCGACAAGAAATGTATGATACCTGCACTCTGCAAGAAGCCTCGGCGTAAGCAGGAAGTGCTCGTGTATAACTTCGACATTAACCCAACTCTGTTTTAATCATGAAAAAAGTATATCAGAGAATAGATGACCCAAGACACGGAGATTGCTATAAATGCGCTATCGCAAGCATTCTCGACTTAGACTATGAAGATGTACCTCATTTCGTTGACATGGGTGAGGATTGGCTTATTGAAGCACAGAAATTCTTCCGCGAACACGGCTATGATTATTCTGGTAAGGAATTGTACAATCCGAAAATTTGTTTCCTCGAAAATCCTACGTGGAATGTGTGGGAGAATGTGTGGCCGGTTGACGAATGTACTTTTAATGTTCTGACACCAGACATGGGTATCAACGGCTTGTTTATGGCAGGTGTTTACTCACCGAAATACACAAACCCGAATGAGCATCCCATCGACCATCTTCATAGCGTACTCTGCGACATCAATTTCAATATTGTGTTCGACCCTCAGCCTGAATACGAAAAGGTTGTGAACTATCCATATTCACGTCTTATCGGCTACAACGGAATCCGTAGTATTGACATTATCCGTAAAATTGAATAATAATATGACAGACTCAGAAAAGAATCAACTCTTTGAACAGGTGCTCACCAAGTGGGGCATCATCAATCAAGTGTTTATGGTGATGGAAGAATGTGGCGAACTGCTCAACGTCCTCGCTAAAGCAAAACGTGGACGCGCCTCGAAAGAGGAAATCATCACGGAACTGGCCGACGTGTCTATCATGGTAGAACAGATGGCCTTCTTCTATGGAGAAAAGGACTTTCTCATAGAGAAAGAACGTAAGCTACAGAGACTCAAAGAACGTCTAAACAAATCGTAGTATGGAAGAAATCATCATCAACGGAAAGGCGCTCTACACACCAAAGGGAGCCGCCAGAGAGTATGCTGCCGTTGGCTGCAACTTCTACACTGGCTGTCCGCATGACTGCCAGTACTGCTACCTCAAACGTGGCGCACCGTCAAAACAGCTCGGCGGTACCGAAGTGAAACTAAAGAAGTGCTTCAAGGATGAAGACGATGCTGTCACGCGCCTCTGCATGGAAATGGATGATAACCTATTCTATCTGCAACAGGTAGGCATCTTCCTTTCCTTCACCTCCGACCCGCTCATTCCAGAAGAGCGTCACCTCACGCTGGTCACGATCATGATGGCTCAGCGTCGCTCCATTCCCGTAGTCTTACTAACCAAGAATGCTGACTTCATCAACGACGAGAAATTCATGTCGTGGCTCCTGACTGCAGGAATAAAGAGAGGTATGATTGCTTTCGGCTTCACGCTCACTGGACGCGACGATATGGAACCTAACGCATCGCCAAACGTAGAGCGCGAACTGGCTATGAAGGACCTGCATAAGATGGGCTTCCATACGTGGGCTTCCATAGAGCCTATCATCGACCTTGAAAGCAGCCTCGATGTCATCATGCACACGCTCGACTATTGCGACCTATACAAAGTGGGCCTCATGTCTGGCGTGAAGCGCGACTACTACAGTGACAATCTCTTACTCTGGTTCTTGGGAAAGCTGGCAACGCTTCACGACAACCATCAGACGAAGTTCTACATCAAAGACTCGTTCCGCAAGCGCATTCAGCATCCCATCGTCAATGCTATCTCAGTACCGAAGGACTATAATCTCTTTGCGCCATGATACAAGGATTTGAAGAACAGACCGAACCGCTCACCGAATATGAAGAGAACAAACTGCTCCCTCCCATCGTGCGCGGTCTGATGGTAAAGGTAGGCAAGGAGAAAGCGGTCACGAATAGCGACATCGTGAATGGTCTCAGAAACAACCTTCACCTGTCGCTCACGGGTGCCAGGGTGCGTAAGATCATCAATCACATCCGCACACACGACATCGTGCCGTGTCTAATTGCTACATCCAACGGCTACTACATAGCATCTACCGAACAGGAACTTCGTGAATACGAAGACTCCCTGCTCGGGCGCGAAGAGGCCATCCGTCAGGTGCGTCAGTCCATACAGCGCCAACGCATAGCACGTTACGCGCCACAACAACCTGTGTTGTTTCCATAATAAAGCGAGGGTCAAGGTTCATTACGCCTTGGCCCTCTTTTTTTTGTTTTCAGCCACCGTGCCCTTCGGTTTTTCGAAGGGTTACAACAGCAACTTCCAGCCCTTTATTTTCGACACTACAAGCAGGATAACGAGCAAAATCCCTATAACCGTTCCACCAAGCATCACCTTCCCATAATCACAGCAGAAACCCTGCCATTTGGTCAGTTGTTTCTCTACAGTAACTACCACTGGAATGCTGTCAACCTTCACCACGGTATCTGTCTTCTGCTCCTGCAGTTCTTTCAGCCGTCGTTCCAGTTCTTTCGTCTGAACGAGCCAAGCCTTCTGCATACCTTCCAGCCTGATACCATACTCTGCCATAGCAGCAGAGTCCAGTTCTCGGATGATAGTCTCTTTCTCGTGAAAGATGGAGTCTATTTGCTTCACCGAATCGGTGTGGTTGTGATACTCCTTATGCACCGTCTCTACCGGCACATACTGGGTCTTGCAACCCACCAAGCCCATAAGACCTATCAGCCCTATAAGCCACACAAAAATCATTCTCTTCATAGCTATTCTGTATGTTGCGATATTATCGAAACCTCTAAATATGTGAATACTCAGTCTTCGCATCAAAACTCGGACACGCCTTAATCCATTCGTTAGGCTCAATCATTCCGTCACTGTTCAAGTCGGGCGACGTGTCTCTGTGCCCAATGATCTTCGCGTTCGGATAGAGCACACGCAGGTTCTTCAACAGAGCCTTCAACGAGGCTTTCTGGTCGCCAGTCCTCGTGTCCTTGGCTTTCAACTTCTCGTAGGCCACGCCTGGCTTGTTCTCCAAGCCACCGACATAACTCACACCGATGGAGTGTGCGTTATGGTTCTTGCAATGGGCTCCCACAATGTTCACGTCCCTGCCCTCATGGATGCTGCCGTCTCGGAACACCACATAGTGATAACCGATATCGGAAAAGCCACGCTTCTTATGCAAGGCACGTATCTGAGGAATAGTGCAGTCCTGACCTTCGGGCGTAGCCGTGCAATGGACGATAATCTCGTCTATCCGGCGCTTGCTCTTCTTCGGTACTGCATGTTGCTGGGTCACAGCAACCATGAGTTTCGCCATGGTGGCAGGGCCGACCTTTCCGTCTATTGTCAGGTTGTTCTCTCTCTGGAAGTCCTTGACGGCTTCTTCTGTCAACTTACCAAAGATACCGTCAGGAAGCAGGTGCAACACTTTCTGCACCTGCTTCACGGTCTCACCTCTTGAACCAATCTTCAATATCGTCATAGTTCTGTCTGGTTAATTGTCATCTTTGTCGAGGATAGTGCGAGTAGCGGCCTTGCCGCCCTTGCCCTTACGCTCTTTCTTTTCTTCAAGCACGGAGTCTCTGTCTTTCATCTGTGCTCGCAGTAGCTCCAGCACTGTTTCCTTGTCAAGAACCTTAGCTAAGGCGGCAGATGCTTCGTCCATGCGCTTACGTGCTTTCTTGTCGGCTTTCTCCTTAACACTCCACGCCTCGACAACACACAGAATAATACCCCAGCCAATAGTCATCAAAGGAACATAGTACGAACCTTCCATAAACATGTCCCATGCGAAGTGAATCATCGTGTCTATACAGACACCGATAATCAGGATTCCTTCGTAAATCAGGAACTTCGTCAGCGTTCGGCTGGCAGCATAGCTGGTATGCTCGTCACCACGCATCTTCGCCTTGCGCCAGCCACTTACAAAATCTACCGCCATAGCAAAGATGACGGCAATCATCGCAACGACACTCAGCATATACATCACACCGAGGCCTTCAAAAATCTCTCTCATAGTCTATAAAAAGCAAAAGAACAAAGTTGTCATAATACATATCACTTCGGCCACAAACATATTCTTGTCGGCCTTTCGCTCCAAGAGGGTGTAAACCACGTAGAGCGCCCACAGAGAAAGCCACCACGGCCTATTGAGGGCCACGAGCAGCTGAGAACAAACACCGCACAGGGCGGCGCACACATAATGTAGGGCATCACCGTGCATGGCGGTTTTGCCCTCATCTTTCGACAGCAGGGGATTGACACCTACGCCAATCACACCTGCCATCGACAGAAAAGCAAGGAACTCAGTATTTTCACTTGCGCGCTCCAACAGAAACGGCATCAGCAACAGCCCAATGCCGACCATCACGGCTGCAAAAATCCACTTGTTCCTGTCTTTCAGCAGAAACACCATCTGTGAAATGCTGTTAGGCATGTTCACGTCAAGCCAGTTCAAAAAATCCTTCATAGTCGTATCGTTTTATTATTCTTCTCTCTTCTTCCACTTGGTAAGCATCCAGTAAGCATTATACTTGATGGTGTCTTCCCAATACTGCGTATCTTTGTACTTCCAGAACGGACCTTCTACGGCTGTCAGCTCTATCCACTCGTAGTCGCTGATGTCTAACTCGTTCTCCAAGTTGGAAGTGAACACAGAGGCGCCTGATGATTGAATGGTCTCACCAGTCCAGATACCTGCGGCATGGATAGGACCTGCGCCGCCACGCTCCGGCACGTTACAGATATAGGGCATACCGTTCTCGCCGTCGTTGTCATGCTCGCCCTCGCCGTCATCCTCGAAGTAGGCCTCCTGACCAGTCAGACAGACACCTTCTGAATAGTCGGTGCGCGTGTAATCCATATAGTCCAATGTGACAAACACACCACTCCAAGAATGGTCGGAGGGGATGTTGCTGGCCATATTCGTAATCTCGATGCGCTGACCTACAAACAGATGGGGTGGCGGCAGGAAGACCCACACTTTCTTCTGACCGCCTAATGCACAACCGACATACACTTGGTCGAACAGTAGTCTGCAGTTACGCAAGCCATAATAGACGGCAGGAGATTCACCTTCATAGATACGAACGGGATAGCCGTTGCTCTCGGCCTCGTACAACTTGATCATACCTTCTGAACTCCAGTGGTCATCCTCGTAGGCGGCATGTTCCGGGTAAGTAACATAATGGCTCGGTGTGGCCACCAGTTTCACCTTATGACTCATCAGCGCGCCATCAACTTTGATGTCACCATCACCGTCAAGAATGAACTTATCCTTCGCGCCATGCATCTTACCTTCTTTCAGGTTTACCCACCAGTTTGGATAGAAATGACCTGTCAATTCCCAGTTGGCCATGAACGATGCTTTGGTAGAGACATCCTGACCATAATACACAATGGTATATTCTCCTGACTGAGCGGCAGTAAACGTCAGCGTGACCGTCCTTCTTAATCTGTAAATCCAAACTGGACTGCACATAGCAGTACTGCCCTTATAGATATTGAAGTAGCCATACTTGTTGTTGGTACCGTCGTAATAGGTAGTACCTGTAATGCGAACATTCAGAGTCACACCTCTCAGAACATAGATAGTAGCCAACTGCGCTTTGTCGTTAGAAATTGGCCCTTGGATATTCGTTCTATTGAAGTAGCCGTTCTGAATGGTGGGGTCACCCATGAACCGCGTGTAGGCAGGCGGGTTGCTGGCGCTAACGGCATTGCCGTCGGCACCTTCTCCATCGACTCGCTCAACGCCATTGATACGTCCATTGGCTGAATAGTAGTAGTCACCGGCCATCACGCCAGCGCCATTCTTAGCGAAACGAGCGAACTGTGCGCCTACCATCACAACGCCATAGTTCTCGGCGCGCGCCCAATAGTCGTTCTCGTCGCTCGGCGCATAGTGAACATTGTTCACGACGTTGGTGTCCTTCACCAGATACCAGTACTCACCATAAGCCTGAGCGTACTCGTTCCATGTGGCCATATTTGGATCATCGACAAACACAAGTGGAGTGCGCGTACCGCTCTTCGTATAGGTCTGCTCGTTGTCATAGATACCGCAGGGGTAATAGGTAGGGCCTGTGTCACCGTGCTTATAAACAGGTATCTCCAGTTCGGCAAGATAGTCGCTGTGCGCCGTCGTAGCACTGTCATAAATACAGAAAACTAAGGCATCATGTGTTCCTGCGTTAACCGTATATCCCTCAAAATACCAGTTAGTTGCCTTTGAACCCAATTTCGCAATATAGTAATAGTTGCTGCCCTTCTTTCTGAACACGGAACAATGACAACTGTAAGTTGTCTTTGCAGCACTACCTACCTTCTTAAAGAAACTGATGGTGGCAGTCAGAGATGCAGTATTAGTATTGCTGTCAACGGTAATACTTCCCATCGTTGACATAATGGAATAGACCTCACCGCCAGGGCCAGTACCGCCAGTGTTGCCGTTCTTCTTAATCAGTATCTCCTTCTTGGCAAGATAGGTCGTAGGAGCTGCACTTGCAAGACTGCTCGCATTAAACGAGCTGCTGTTGATGAACACCACAAAGGCATCATACAACGTGCCGTTCACCGTCGTACTGATGTCGGCAAACTGATTCGTGGCAACCTTCGAACCGCTATAGCTGATTCGCGTATAACTGTTGCCCAAGCGTCTGTAAAGCACCCAATGGCACTCAAAGGCTACTGGATTGCTGCCTACTTCTTTCTTATAGAAGTCAACGGTGGCGTTCAGGGTGGCAGCAGTATTGTCTGCAGCAACGGTGATACTGTCCGACGTAGAGCGTATCTCATACTGAGGGTCTGCATCATTACCCTTCGTGTTACCGCTGATGGTGATACTCGTCGTGCGCGTCACGTCGGTACCATCAATGGTAGATTTTACGTCAATTAATATCTTTTGAGACGAAGAGAGATTAGTGCCGTTCTTGCAGTAGATTTTTACCTTGGCCGACGTGGTGCCTAAGCCTGTAATGGTGACCTTCCATCTCTTGGCAGGCGTTGGCGAGCTTTCGCTGGCATAGTCAGGGCCAAGTGGATAGGATAGACTGCCAATGTAACATACAATACCGCCACTACTCTTGATGGTCTGAGCAGTGCCGCCCTTCTCTAACTTGATGTTGGCCTCGACATACTGCTCACTGGTGGTATTGCCGCTGGAGTTGCAAGTTAAACTGCCTGCAACGGTATCAATGTTGATGTTGATACTATCCTTGCCGTTATTACCCTTCGGACCTTGAATCTTTCCCATGTTCTGCCACCTCACCTGTGAGGCGGTGGCGGCATCGGCAACCTTCATCCAAAGGTAGCCGTCTACCAGATAGCCGTCACCAATGGCTTTCGCGTAACCTTCCCACGTACCGCTCTCATAGACATCAATATCATCGGATGAATTGTTATTATGCAAGTAGGTGTCACCCTCGCTTGGCGATGATGGCAACGAACCGCCCCAGGCGATAACGCCCTTGGCTTCGCCTTTGATGCTGATGCTCCTACCGTCTTCCGACAGATAACTGTCAATGACAGGTGGCGACCATGATCCCCACACGCCGTTCTGGGAGCGGCGCTCGGTCATGTAACGGTAACGCTTCGAGCTGTCTATAGCCGTCGGTGTCGATGACCATCCGTAAAGGCTGGTGTTAGGGTCAGTACCGGTATAGGTACTGGTACTGAGCGATTTGTACATACGCTCGTAACCGTCACCACTGACACCGTCCTTACGCTGTCGTCTGATGGGTATATGACCCTGCGCTCTCATTGTTGTCATATCTCAGTATTCCTTTTTCGTTCATTTCCGTTTGCAGCGGTCTGCCGCTGCCTCGTGCATTTTGGTGGTATTCTCACCACCGTGCCCTTCGGTTCTCCGAAGGGAGTAAGCGGCGGGGGCAGAACCCCGCCGTCACGTCCTTACTCGTAGATACTCCAGTCAATGGCATCTTTCTCTGCCCAGCCGTCATCAAGACACTGCTGAACGTATGCCACTGCGGCCAGATAGAAGCCGTTCAACTCTGCTACGCTCGTGAAGGTGTGATACACAGGGTTGCCCTCGGCATCCTCACCCATCTTGAACTTCACAGGAAGGCTTGCGCCCTCGGTCATCACAGCCACCCTCTGGGCCTCAGAGAAGTTATGCTGGTTCTCTTCACTCAGCCAGACATTGATACCTGCCTCGGCACCCTCTGGAGTCCATACAAAACCGCTCACAATCTTCTCGTCGGTTCTCGCGTTGATGTCACCGAGAACGGCCTTCTTCACTGTGTCGAAGCCAAGGTTGGGAACCTGCTTCTTGTACAGATAAACCTCAAACCACTCATAGTGATTCTTGTCAACTTTCGTCAGACCGTAGCTGACGATGTGGCGACTCTCATCCTGTCTAACAGGAGCGAAGTCTGTCAAAAGTCCATAAACTCTGTTCATAATCGTTATCCTAAAAAGTAAAACAATCTGTTTCTGTCTCTCTATGCTGCATCAGCGATACAGCCTCTTTCTATCTTGTAGAATTTCGTCATCGTCGTATCAAAACCACCCGCCCGAAGAACATCTTCTCTCAGGAAGGTGGCACAGCGTATCTTGTAACTGTCATAATGAACCATCATGCCAAGGAAGGAGTTAATGCTTCTCCACACCTTCTCGGTATCGCTCATATCGAGATTGTTCAGACTGGTAAGCGTCCTGTGAAGGGTGTCGTTACTGATGTACGTTCTCCAAGGCTTCACAAAGGCACCAAGGAACTCCACACCGTACTTCACATCGGCGAGAATCAGCTTGCCTCTGTGCAAGTCAAGTCCAAGTTCTTCTTTCAGGAACTTCTCTATCTCAGGAACGATACTCAGCAGCCATGCCTTATCACGACTCACAACGTAGGCATCATCGACATAGCGGCCATAGTGTCTGCACTTCAACACGCGCTTCATGAACTGGTCAAAGGCATTCATATACACATTCGAGAACAGCTGACTCGTCAGATTGCCGATAGGCAGTCCACAACCTTCTGCAGTCCAGAACAGGCTCTTGTTCTTGTCAAGACCATCCCAATCACTCTTGTCGCCCACGATCCTGCAATGGGTCTTTGGGTCAAGCATGATAATCTGACTGGTAAGCCACTTGATGAAGTTCATATCAATGACATCCTGCCACCGTTCAGTGTGCCCTGCGATTTTGTCGCAGGGTCTTAACGCCATCTTATCAAGCGTCTCAATGGCAATATCCAGCAGCTTCTTCCTGTTGATATGCATAAAGTAGCCCCTGATGTCGAGTTTCATCACATAGCACTTCTCTTGCCAG